CAAGCCAATCTTTATGGTTCTTGATTCTTTGGGAATGTTATCGACAAATAAAGAAATGAATGATTCGGCTGAAGGTAAGGATGTGCGTGATATGACCAAGGCACAACTTACTAAGGCTACGTTCCGTGTTCTTACATTAAAACTTGGTAAAGCAAAGATACCACTTCTTCTTACAAACCATACCTACCAAGTTATTGGTTCTTATGTTCCTACTAAGGATCTAGGTGGTGGTACAGGTATCAAGTATGCAGCAAGTAATATCATCATGTTATCTAAGAGTAAGGATAAGACCGATGAAGGTATTGTGGGTAACTTTATTAAGTGCACCAACTACAAGAATCGTTTTGTAAAAGAAAACATGCATGTTCAAACACGACTCAACTATACTTCTGGATTAAGTAGATATTATGGTTTGACAGACCTTGCTATCGAGTATAATGTATTCAAGAAGGTCTCAACAAGAGTAGAACTCCCAGATGGTAGTAAAGCATTTGAGAAAAATATTGATGAAGATCCGGAAAAGTATTTTACAAAAGAAATTTTAGACAAACTAGACATTGAAATTCAAAAAGGGTTTAAGTATGGACAAGGCACTTAAAGACATTTATATTATATTAGATGATGCATCTGAATATATGACATTAGATACTGTACCAATTAAAATTATAGTTGACCCGTATCTTGGTGTAGAATTTAGATTTCAAAAAATCAATATAAAAATGGAAGAAGAAAACTTAAATATTAATTTTAATGTTGAAATCTTAAAAAACCCAAATAATGTTGATGTTGAATTAAATAACCAAGAGTTCATTGACTTCTTGGGTAAAATCCTGTATGATATGCTTGTATACCGAGACGATATTATAACGAAGACTCAGGCGGAACCTGAGCAAATTGATCTCGAAGATGATGTGCACAGTGACTCCTATGGAAAAAATTATTCTTAAGAATCTTGCCAAGAACGAAGAATTTGCACGTAAAGTACTCCCCTTTATCAAGGAGGAGTATTTTGCTTCTAGAGCAGAAAGAGTCTTGTACCTCAACTTAGAAAGCTTTGTTACTAAGTACACTTCACTTCCAACTAAAGATGCTTTAATTCTTATGATTGAAAAGCATAAAGGAATCAGTGAAGAAGAATACAAAGGTTCACTGCGTTTAATCACAGAAATTTTTGATAGCAATGATCGCGAAGATCAAGAGTGGTTACTTGACCATACAGAGAAATTCTGTAAGGAAAAGGCTATTCATCTTGCAATCATGAACTCTATTAATATTATTGATGGTAAAGATAAAGAGTACACAGAATCTGCTATTCCAGAAATTCTTAGTAATGCCTTGGCTATTAGTTTTGACACACGAGTGGGTCACGATTTCATCGAAGATTCTGATATTCGTTATCAATTTTATAACAAGACTGAGAAGCGTATTCCGTTTGACCTTGAGTATTTCAATACAATCACGGGTGGTGGTACTCCAACCAAAACTCTGAACATTGTAATGGCAGGTACAGGCTGCGGTAAGAGTCTTTTTCTATGCCATCATGCTGCATCTTGTTTGATGCAAAACTTGAATGTTCTGTATATTACACTTGAGATGGCAGAAGAACGTATTGCTGAACGTATTGATGCAAATCTTCTTGATACTCCCGTACAAGATCTTGCTAGTATGCCAATCGCATCATACAAGAAGAAGATGGAACAACTCAAGAAGCAATCAACAGGTAGACTTATTATCAAAGAATATCCTACCGGTGGAGCAAACTCAAATCACTTTAGAATTCTACTTCAGGAACTACGTACAAAGAAGAAGTTTAAGCCAGATATTATTTTTATTGATTATCTGAATATCTGCTCTTCGTCTCGCATGAAGCAGGGTGGTAACACAAACAGTTACCATTACATCAAGGCTATCGCTGAAGAACTTCGTGGACTTGCGGTTGAGTTTGATCTTCCGATCTTTAGTGCTACTCAAGTAAATCGATCTGGGTTTTCTAGTACGGATGTTGGTCTCGAAGATACATCCGAATCGTTTGGACTTCCTGCTACCGCAGATTTCTTCGTTGCTTTGATTCGTACCGATGAATTGGATGACTCCAAGCAACTAATGGTAAAGCAACTCAAGAATCGTTATAATACAACTGCTGTCAACAGAAAGTTTGTTATTGGTGTCGAATTCAACAAGATGAAACTACATGATGTTGACGAAGGTACGCAGCCCGTAATGGTTAGTTCTAACCAAAGCAGTAACAAGGATAAGCGTAACAACGAAGATTCTTATTACAAGAGTATCTCCGAGTCATCAAAGCAACTTAGTTCCGGATGGCAGATGTAATGCAGACTGTTGTTGATAAAAAATATATTAATATGGTGTCTGCTTCTCTTGAAAAATTCAAGTGGAAGAAAGATAACATGGCAGCGTGTCGGTGTTTTAAGTGTGGTGATTCACAGAAAAATAAAACAAAGACTCGTGGATATTTTTATGTCAACAAGGATCAGTATTACTATAAGTGCCATAACTGTGGATTCTGCTGTACTGTAAAGACAGTTCTAGAAAACTTGTCTCCACAGTTAGCAAAAGAATATTCATTAGAAACTTACAAAATGAATATTGGTCGTAATATGTTTATGACAGCAGATGTAGTTGTAAAGGAACGTATTGTTCCAGACTATATCGGAAAATGTATTACAGATCTTCCCAAAGATCATTACGCTAGAGAATACGTAATGAAGAGACAAATACCAGAAGACAAATTACACCTCTTATATTTTACAGAAGATTTTTCTAAGATTGCAGAGAAGTTTTTTAAAACTTCATTTAGAGAACCAAGACTTGTAATTCCTTTTTTTGATGACAAGGATAGAGTTGTTGGTGTTCAGGGTCGTTCATTTGAAGTCAATGCAAAAATTCGATACATTACATACAAGAGTCCACACATTGAGCGTTTATGGTATGGGCTGAACAATATCAATGCTTTAAAACCAGTTTACGTAGTGGAAGGTCCGATTGATTCATTATTTGTACCGAATGCTATTGCCATGGTAGGATCTAGTTATCCAGACCCACTGCCAACCAAAATTGAAAACAGTAAATTGATTTTTGTATTTGATAACGAACCTAGAAATATTGTCTTACACCACATGATGGAAAGGGCAATAAACGAGGGTCATAAAATTGTAATTTGGCCTTCTATACCTGAAAAAGATATTAATGAAATTTGTCTTAAATATGGTGTAGAGAAGATGAAACAAATGCTAGATAGTAGTACCTATTCGACAAATGCTGCCAGACTAAAATTTGGTGCGTGGAAAAGATCTTAATATGATAAAAGACAACTCAGACAATAATGATGGAATAGAAAAGAAAGTTTGCCAAGCTTTTTTACAATTTAATAATTATTTTAGTTTATATGTAAAAGAAGTAGATTTAGATTTATGGAATAGAGCAGTGGAGTTTGCGAAAGACAGCGTTGATGTCCCCGGTGTATCTTTAAAATTTATTGATAACGATAATACAGACGAGTAATAAAACTTATGAAACAAAGAATAACTGTCCTTGATAAAGGACACGTAGATCTTATTGATGTGATGGGTTCTGATTTAACAGTCGCCAATGCAGCCCGAGTTTCTTTTAATAAAGAAAGTGAATGGGATACAGATCTTAATTGGCTTGATAAAACAATAGAGAAGACCTTATCCGCAAAAGATAAAAAATTAATTTCTTATCTAGCTAAACATAAACATTGGACACCCTTTGCACATCCACAGATCACAGTAAGAATTAAAGCTCCTATTTTTATTCGCACTCAACTTTTTAAACACAAAGTTGGATTTGTAGAAAATGAAGTAAGCCGTAGATATGTAACTGATACTCCGGAATTTTATATTCCAAGATGGAGATCAGCACCAACCACTGGTGCAAAACAAGGAAGCACTGATTTTATTTTAGATTCTGTAGTTGAAGATAAACTGAATACAGAGTATAATATGGTTCTCGAAGGAGCTTTGAAAACATATGAAAATCTTTTGGAACAGGGTGTCGCCCCAGAACAGGCGCGATCCGTCTTACCACAAGGCGCGTATACGGAGTGGTGGTGGACTGGATCACTTGCGGGTTTTGCTCGGGTCTACACACAACGAAGTGAGGCACACGCTCAATGGGAAGTACGTGAGTATGCCAATGCGATTGCCGCATCGATTTCTCCGTTCTTCCCTGTATCTTGGGAACATCTGACTAGTAAGGACAACACATGACAAATTTATCACCATTTCAAGAATTTATTTTTATCTCTCGTTATTCACGTTGGATCAACTCACAAAATCGCAGAGAGACGTGGACAGAATGTGTAGATCGTTGGTGGGATTATTTTACCACCAAAGTTCCATCGTTACTCGAACGTCCCGATGTACGTGAAGCAATTCTAGCACTCGAAGTACTACCTTCTATGCGTAGTCTCATGACTGCAGGTAAAGCACTAGATCATGATAACACATGTCTCTATAATTGCTCATACCTTCCTATTGATTCTGTTGATTCATTTGCGGAACTGTTTGTTATTCTGATGAATGGTACAGGTACTGGGTATTCTGTTGAAAGACAATATACAGACAAACTCCCAACTGTTGCCAACAAGATTGTAAAGAATTTTGATAAGATAATCGTTGTCGAAGATTCAAAGGAAGGTTGGGGAAATGCAATTAAAACATTGTTCAGCGATCTCTATGCTGGTAAGCATCCTAAATGGGACTTGTCAAAAATTAGAGCATCTGGTGCACGACTTAAAACTTTTGGTGGTCGTGCTTCTGGTCCTGCTCCACTAGACAATTTATTCAAATTTATAGTAAAGGTCTTCTACAACGCACAGGGACGTAAACTTTCGGCTCTTGAGTGCCACGACACCTGCTGTGCCATCGCTAATGCCGTAATCGTGGGTGGAGTTCGTAGATCCGCTATGATCTCTCTCAGTGACCTGGGAGACCGTGAAATTGCCATGTGCAAGAGTGGCGCATGGTGGGAGCAAGCCGGGTTCCGGTCTTACGCCAATAACTCAGCCGTGTATCGCGGAAGACCCCCCATGGGACAGTTTCTTGAGGAGTGGACCTCTCTGTACAACTCCCACAGCGGAGAACGCGGTATGATCAATCGTAGGGCACTTCAAGAGCAAGCAGCGAAGTCTGGGCGAGACCCGGATTGTGAATATGGTACCAATCCATGTGCAGAAATTATTCTGAAACCTTTTGAATTTTGCAATCTTTCAACGGTCGTAGTTCGTACCGATGACACTGCTGCAAGCCTAAAGAAGAAGATTGAAATTGCCACTATTATTGGGACTGTGCAGTCTACTTTTGTCAAATTTCCTTATCTTCGCCCTGATTGGAAGAAGAACTGTGAAGAGGAAAGATTGCTTGGTGTCTCCATGACAGGAATTTTTGATAATAAACTTACCAGTGGTCTTGAAGGTAAGCCAAAATTAGTTCGACTTCTTGAGAATCTTCGTGACCATGCAACGACAACGAATCTCAAATGGGCAGAGAAGTTGGGTATTAATCCTAGCAAGTCAATTACTTGCGTCAAGCCAGAAGGCACTACTTCTTGCTTGGTGGATTCTGCTTCAGGTTTACATCCACGCTATGCGGATTACTATTTCCGCAGAATCCGATTGGACAAGAAAGATCCTTTGTATAACTTGATGAAGGATCAAGGAGTCCCGTGCGAGGATGATGTGATAAATCCAACTTCTACTGCCGTATTTACTTTTGCAATGAAGGCTCCTCGTGG